CTAATAGCTCACGGATCTTCTTTCTAATTGGTTGAATCTTGTAATCGTTTGTGCATTGACGCATTAACATTCCCTTCTTTCCTGTCTCTGCATTGACTGTAAAGAATGGAGCGGTTGGGAATCTTGTCCCATTGTCCACGGAGTTGACCATATCGTCTCGTATGTTTCCCTTCATCACTCGGTATACTGGGAAAGGTAATTGCTTTTCTAACCAATCTAAATACTCATAGACTCCAGGAGGTTCATATCCTGTATCAGCAAAAATTGCACAGTCAGGCATAGGTTTGATATGTCCTTCTGCTGCCATGAGTGCCATGGTTGATGATTGAACCCCAGCTCCAAGTGATAAGATTACAAGCTTAGGTGTTTTGTCGTGCTGTGGTAGTAATGTACCGAAATATTTATCATTTTTTAGATCCAAAGTATCTCTCCCCTGCTATAAAAATCATTAGTGCTATAAAAACTAGGACTAAAAGTATTAGTCCTAGCAAAATATTAGTTATCATTTGCCTCTGCCTTAATTACATCGTCAAAATACTTGATTGCTTTACCATTGTCAGTAAAAATTTCTCCGTCTTCTACCTGGAGTAGTTGCCACTGGCCTTTTATTTTAACGACAATTGTTTTATTTAATACAGATATTTTCATTATACTCCCCTATCAATTTGAAATTCATACTGCTGATCCACCTCTTCATAATCAGGTTCAGATGTTGATGCTATCTCTATCGCTGTGTCTTCATCCTGACATTGAATAGTCCATGTTGATATAACTCTACTTGCTTGAACTACTGTAAAGATGGGTAGTTCTCGCTCTTTTTCTTGATGGTCCAAGGCCCACGCTCCTGTCTTACTCATGCTGCCTCCTCCTTCCATTCTCTATTCCAAAAAGTCATATCACGATCAGGACCTTTAAGGATTTCTTTTTTAATTTTAAGCTTTGGATAAATGACTCTTAACATAGATCTAATAGAGGGTGATATATTTTTATAATCTTTATCGGCCTCCACTTCATCATAAAGATTATAGTATTTATGGTTATCACCTAACTTGTCATCATAGTAATCCCCAACTATCGCTACATCGTCCCCGGTCCACCGACCAATATATTTGTGACCAGATACATCACCACCACCACGTCTCTCATTACCTTGAGCGATCATCAAACAATAAAGGACATCGGCCATCGAACCTTCAAATCCTATTTGCTCGTAATGTTTTAAATTGATTCCTATATCATGGCCCACGTCTCGCTCTTTTTCTTGATGGTCCAAGGCCCACGCTCCTGTCTTACTCATGCTACCTCCAAGGTTTTAGGTTCATCAGCGTCATTCCAATAGTCATCATTGATTATAAATTTTATCTCGTCTTTTACATCATAAAACTTATTAACAAATGGTTTGTCAAAGAAATCATATAGACATTGAGTGCTTTCAATCTCATCCATGATTGCAACTAATTCAGTAAACATTTCTTCGTTTGATTTAGCCATATATTCTCTCCTTTTTTGGTTAAACTATATACTAATTATCCCATGTATACATCAATGTCAAATAAAAAAGAACCCCCTCCGATGAAGAATGAAAACACCGTTGAGGGGGAAAGGGAGTGAATAAGACACTATCTATACATCTTTTAATTGGTTATGCAATGCTACTGTATAGTTTATTTTTATTTCAAAATTATAATTAACAATAGTAAATAGTGGTGTAGCGGTGTAGCGGTGTAGCGGTAGGTAATTAATATATACTTATCAATAACTTAGACTGTTTTTAACCGCTACATGACCGCTACTTCTGAAAAAGTGGTGTAGCGGTAGAATCTTTGTTTTCTGCGAAAAATGTGTTATAAGGGGGTATGAATATAGAAGAAATTAGAGACAAATTAACACCAAAACAGATCAAGTTTTGCTTATTATTTGTTCAAGAAGGCGACACAAAAACAGCTACTCAATGTGCAATAGAAGCTGGATACTCAGAGAATAGGGCAAAGCAAGAAGCCTCAGAGTTGAGGAAACATCCAGGTTGTATGGAATACATAAGAGAACTTCGCAATCAAGATGAAAAGAAATATGAAGTTAATCTTCATAAACATTTGAAACGATTACATCAATTGAGTGTAGGTGCTGAAGAGAAGGGTAATTGGAATGCTGCCGTTACGGCTGAGAAATCTAGAGGTCAAGTGGCAGGTTTATATATTGATCGCAAAGAGATTATGCATGGTAGTATTGACCAATTGAATCGTGAAGAAGTTGATAAACTATTGCGTGACATGGACAAGAGATTGTCTGTTGAAGGGAGCTTTGAAGAGATAGATGACAACAAAACCAGAGAGCAGATTTTGGAAAAGGATCAAGGATAAGTTTACAAAAATAACCTTGACAAGAATTGAGGCTGTTACTCCTCTAGGATTGCCTGATATCCTTGCTGTTTATAAGATCACAGATAAGAATAGAGGACAGTTTTGGATTGAGCTTAAGGTTACTAAGGGTAATCAAATAGGGTTGTCTAGTGGACAAATATCATGGCATATGAGCCATAATACGAAGGGCGGAACTTCGTTTATCATGGCTACCCCCCTCGGAGGGGGAGGGATGTCCATATATTCTGGAGCTAGAGCCTTGAGCCTAGCAAAAGAAGGCTTGCGCCTTGAACCCTGCGCCTTAATCCATGAGCCTTGTGACCTTGAACCCTGGTTCCTGAACCATGTGCCTTGAGCCTTATTACATTTTTTTTTTTCACGTGAAACATATGACTTACTCAAGCTGCAAAAACGTTTCAAACCAGTTTTACATTGCAGCTTGAATAAATCATGCAGCTAGTGAGCTGCATAACTTACATTTTGTATATTGATATTCCAACAAGCCCGGCAAGACTTACATTCATTGTCTTGTTTCCCGGCCGGGCAACTATATCCTATTGGCTTCTCATTCTTGCTTACAGTAGACGTTAACCCCACGTTGGAGTGGGGCTTACCGTCAATCATCGTAGCTGACACACGTACAGCCAGGTTTCCCGGGAGTGAACCGCCTTCTTTGTAGAAGGTTTTCAGGATCCCAGCTTCTCTAGTCGGCAGCCAATGCTTAACTGACGGCGTGCGCATTGCAACAGCTACGATTTTTTTCAGGTGATCCACCGACTGTAAGTCCCCGGAATCATGCCACCTGAAATAAGGTATTTTCTTTCCATAATTATTGATCAATAGTACCATAGCATCAACCCAATTAGATTTGGTGATCGCTTCAAGTCTGTTGGCGTGAGCCTGTTTAACTCCTGGAAAAGTGTAACGCCCTTTTAAAGCGTAACACATCGAGCAAGTACTATTTTTAATTAGTCTAAGCTTTGAGCCTACGCTACAATCAAATGCGCTTAAGCCGTAGCCATAACCAGGCATTTTGCTTGGATTACTTAATCCTCCTACAATTGCCTTCGCTTCTTTTATATTCATATTCACTCCTATGTTAGGGCCAAAACTCGGTGGTATATCTACCCCCACAATTCGGCTTGTTCAGTCGGACATGTGGCTAACGTTATTTGACCCTATCTATTATATAAGATATCATGGGAGTAATGTCAACTAAATAATTAAAAAAAATTCTTGAGCCTTGAGGCGGCTGAGCTGCTTGGAAGCTGCTTGTGCCCTGGTCCTTGAGACCTTGAGCATTAATACATTTAAAATTTTAATTGGCTGAGCTGCTAGCTGTCAGCTACCTGGGAATGTAAACCAGGTAGCTTCGGGAGTGCCCCTCTATATAGAGGGGATTACTGAAAGTTTAGGATCCGTAGTAAAGATAACTCCACTTCCGTTTCCTTCATCATCTTGAGAGGCTGTGATCCAATGACCATTATCAAATACTATTTTGATATTAGTTCTTGCGTCCATGTCTCCAAAGATCTCTTCATTTTCTTTTTCTGAGTGGTAGTAAACATCAACTATTTTTCTACCTACTAGAAAATCTTTTGCACGTTTGCCCCACGCAAGTTTTAATTCTTGCGTGGACATTTGATCAAGAGGCTTACTCATTATCAACTACCAATAAAGTTTCTTCTTCATTGCCGTCTTCATGCTCACAGTTCCATTCAATACTAATATCTTTTAGAATTGTTTCTTTCATGTGCTCAAGTGCTCTGACAATTTCTCTTGGGGCATCCCATGCTGTATCAAAAGTATAGTTCAAAACA